GGGTGGCTATGAATTGGGCTGAAAAGGTTGCATTGACTACTATGGTCGTTGCGTCAATCGTTTTAATTGCTGCAATACGATTGGCAATTAGATTGGGGGGCTGGGGATGAAAATTATCAAATCTGAGTTTTGGTACATATTGCAACGAGAGATCGCAGCAAGGAAAAGAAAATGACAGAGATACTCTTTCTTTTTTTCTTAGCAAGCGGGATACTTGCATGGGCTTTTGCACTTTTTGTAATTCTAAAAATTTGGTTTGAAAAATGACTACTTTTACAACTGAAGACAGGCTCCAAGCGGAGCAACAAGAAAAAATGGGAGTGCCTTATGTTGACGGGGAAATGGTTCCTTTTGTTGGCTGGGTCCAGTACGAGCCAATGGTAATCGTTAACTGCGGAGCAAGCGCACCTCATACCAATCAGGAATCAAGATGATCTATTTTTTGTACCCCTTTATGGCTTTAATCAACTTTTTGGCAACGGTTGCAGCCTATATCCTTGCGCCAGTGTTGCCTTTGCTTGCAGAGCAGCGAGACGGGTGGCTGGACAATGGTTCGATTTGGGGTAGGGGACCTAGGCTTCCGACTTGGTTAAATTGGTTTATGACACCGGATAACAGCCTTGACGGGGATGCCACTTTCCAGCAAATTAATGGTAGAAGCTACTGGAGCAAAGTAAAATGGCTTTGGAGGAATCCGGCTTATAGCTGCGGACTGCGTTATTTGAATAACCCCTACTTGACTTCGTTCAAAGGAAATAACCTGATAAAGGACAACGACAATGCGATTTCAGGTTGGTTACTCGTTAACGCTAATGGACTATTTCAATTTGTCGCTATTGTTCCTGTTGGTTTCAGTCGCTGCATTATGGTTAATCTCGGTTGGAATATTAGGGCTTTGGTCGATGATAATGTCCAGCCTAAGCCTCTTGCGTACCAAGCTACGTTCGCTTTTACACCGTTCCGAATAAGCGGGTTCCGTTAACGCTTCGATTTTCCAACGATCTTTTTTCGCATTTCGCTTTCAAACTCGTAGTCTTCTCGACACCAGTTATCGCAAAAAGCTCGGTCATGAAGCTGGGCATTGCAGGACAAACAGTATCCAGTGGTTTTATGTTGCCTTGGATACCGTTGCTGCTTCTTTTCTTCTATCCTATCGTAGATAGCGTCCATATCAAGACCGGGAAAATGCTTTGTCATGCCAGTCCTGAAAGGAATTCCTCAGCTTCTGCGTTTCTGCGCCTTAGAAGTCCAGCCATGTGCTTACCTCCCGCCATGTCCCACTTTTCAAATTCGGCAGCAGCTCCATGAATATCGCCAGCGTTTACCTTCTTGAGAAGGGTTGAAGCAGCAAAATTACCTGCGCCAACGTTGAATACGAAGTCCACAAGAGCGTCAAATTCCTCTTGGGTAATATCCCCCGTCACTTTAGCGTTAACGGCTGCAGCAGCCTTTTTAACGTCTTGCATAAGCAATTCTTCGGCTTGCTCTTGGGTAATTGTCAGTCCGGGGTGAACTTCAGGACCTGTATGTCCATATCCAATCGTCCAAGGAGCCCCGCCAGTGCCGGGATCAGGGTAAGCAGTAAGCTTCAAACCTTCAAAAGATTCGGTAAGGTGAGCCCCATTTTTTGAATATTCTCTATTGCTCAACGTTAGCTCCGATCTTGATTCCAGTAATTAATCCGATGAACCCGCCAATAATGGTTTGAAATGCAGGTCCAACTATTTCAAAAAGTTTATTGTTGTCGACATCCGGGTTAAAAAACCCAAACATAAAAACAGTGACCATTGATAAAACAGTCACCGCAAGGGTAATAGACGCAATTAAAGTGACAACGGCTGCAAGCTTATCTTTTTGCATTTCACTTCATTAACGAGTCGTATTGTTCATAACAGGCTTGGAGAGCTGATCTGAGCTTGTCTGCTCGGGCAGCTTCCCCGATAAGAAAGCTTCCATCCTCGGCATAAAGGGTTGCCCCAGTTCCACACGTTGAAGCGTTGGTGGCTTCAGATTTGGGTCTGCTGGGACGGTTCCGCAGCTCGACAAGAGCATTGGAAAGCCGAGTATTAATAGCGTTGATTTGGTCATTTTTGTCCTTTTCGATTTTGTCTGCTGCTGCTTGGTGTTCGTCTTTCAGCTTTTGAGTCTCAAGCACTTGATCGGCTTTATATCGATCAAAGCGAGAAGCTTCAAAACTGTAGCCAAGATACCAAGAAAATGTCAGCGCAGCCAGTGCTGCAGCGATTTTGACGTAACTAAGGATTGGCAACGGAAACATTATTGATCTTCAGTTTTTTGAGTGGCAGCTTTGGCTCCAATCATTACTCCTGAACCACCAAGAACCGTACCAAATCCTACGCCAAGCTGAGAAAAATCAATGTCTTTGCCATGCAAAACGTGAATGATTGCAATAGCCAAAAAGCCAAAAAGAGAAGCAAGAGCGCATACACGAGCAGCGCAATAAGTCTCGTTGTCGTCTTCGGTCAGAATGTCTTTGAATAGCTTCATTTTGTGGTCGTAATCTTGTCTGAGCCTTTGGTGACAGTTACTTTGTCTCCGTCTACCGTTACGGACATTGGAGGCTCTTTGTCAGCCAAGTGATCGAGTCTTTGAATGAGTTGCTGGATAACCTGAAACTCAGGACGTTCCTCTTTTTCAGTGGTCCCTGAAACAGAGTTCATCATGTTAATAATTGCCATGATTGCACCGCCAGCCATACCAATAACAGCAGCGATCTTAGAAGCGTCCAAGAAAATGCTGGCTGCTACGCTAATGACAATAATGGCTGTAATGTATGCAAGACCATGCTTGCCAATCGATTTCCCAGCTACTTCTTTGGCAGTTTCAATATAAGATTGCTCAGCCATAATTAGCCTCTTTTTTTGGCAACAGTCTTTTTTGCTGCTGGCTTTTTCGTTGCAGTCTTTGCTGCAGGTTTTGTTACTTTGGCAGCTACTTTTCTTGTAGTTGCTTTTTTGACAGTTGGTTTACGTTTAGGTTCGGCAGAGTCTACAACGGCTACAGTCTCTACGGGTCTAGGTCTTAGTAGTGCTGCGATCTGCTTAAACATTATTTGTCCGCCTTCGTATCAAGTTTGTCGAGTATTTTGTCCAGCTTTTGAAAAATTTGGTTGGTAACGCTTTGAAAGTCTTCACGCTTGACGTAATGATCTGACACTTTTACCTCAAGACTATTGATTTGTCTTGCAAGAGTGGATTGGTCTCCAATGATTTTGTCTTGATTCTTGGATAGCTCTTTTGACCACCAGCCTATTACTCCCGAGGCTGCAGTGGCTAAAATGGCTATAGCTGCGACTATTGCTGACCAATCCATGACGCTTACTCCGCAGCAGGTGTTTCGGCTTCTGCTGCAGCAGCTTTAGCCTTAGTTTTTGTTGGTGCTGGAGCTTCTTCAACAGCAGGAGCTTCAACGGCAGAAACGCTGGCTTCAATCTCATCGATCAAATTACGGATCTCTTGACGAACTTCTGAAGACGCATTGATGAGGAATTGTTTAATAGAAAACATGGTCTATCCCTTATTCTGTAGGGGTTGTAGGGTCAGCAGGTGCTTCGTTTGCTGCTGCTTGTTTTGCTGCTTCTTGATCCATTTGAAGGGCTTGAATTTGAGGGATCGCTTGAATCTTGATCTTGTTAACAGTTTCCTCAATTAGCTCCATTGGGAGCTTACGCAAGCCAGCAACAACAGCTTCTACTTCATTAATTTCCAACGTTAGATTAATGCTCATCTTTTTTCCTTTTTAGATTGCAGGTTTTGTGGGTGCTACTGGGAGAGCTGCCACAAAATCATTGACGTTTGTTGGCATTTTTCCCGTTTCCATTGTATATGCTTCTGCCCATAAATTGTCACGCCATGCAATCAAAGCCTCTGCTTCGGCTTTAAATTGAGGGTTAGTTGAATTAGCATAAGAAGCTGCTGCCACCAAAGAATCATATCCCCAAGCTTTAGCAGTTGTATCTAGCAAGCCTTGAGCAGACATTTCACAAGCAACAATTAAATCGTTTCCTGTTGGGTCGGGGATGTCAATAAGAACTGGATTCCCTTTTTTGTCTACAGAAATTGCTTGTCCGTTGGCTTGACCCAAAAGAAGACTTTGCCACTGTTCGTCAGTAATCAAAACAGCATTAGATGGAATATCCTTATGAATTCGATCATCTAAAAATGAGACTGGATCTGCTACAAAATATTTAGACATAATTTTTCCTTAATTTCCTATTGCTATCCAATGAGCACCATGACCGGAAGTTTGATTTGGTCCTATTACAAAACTAGATAAAGTAAAGGAGGAGGTTCCAAATTGAACTAAAGCTGGGTAATAATCATCAGATCCAGCCAATACTGTAAAAATGTTATTAGGAAAAGATATTGGAAGGGTGTAAGTAATTCCAGTACCACACGAAGCAATGTTTCCCCATTGAATAATTAATCCCGAAGGAAATATTTGATAACCTGTTGATCCAAAAGATTCAATATATTGATTTGGATTAATCGGAATATAACCCAAAGCACTTGTTACGTCACTTGCGTTTAAAGTAACAGCCCCAACTCGACCATTAAAACTAGCAACTTTTGATGAGTCGGCATAATACATATTTGTGCCGTCACCGTAAACATAAGTTGATTGACTTTGAGTTAATGTAACTCCAGTACCTGAAGGAGTTTTTACAGTAAGCGTATAAGATCCAGTCGTACTATTTACAAAAATCCATTCCCCAGCTTGAGCAGGTACGTTAACAATGCTATTTCCAGTCAAAGTACCAGTAAAAAATACAATCGGATAAGCCGATTGCAACAGAGTTAAGGTAGTTGTAGTAGAGGAAATAGCAACAGAAGTGGTCCCCTCCCAAGCAAACGAAGTCCATCCTGTACCAGTCGTATCAGGATTATTAGAATTGTTTTCAATGGTGCTTACCCAAAGACCTGCAAAAGTTGATGATTGAACGATTGCACCTTTTGGATACCCGCCAATCGTTGCAGCAAAAGCAGAATCAAAAGGGAAAAAACCACCAGCTTCTTGCCATTGCTGAATTGCAGTAATTTCATACAAAATGCCGTTAAAGTCAGCTCCGAATGGAGGAACACCGCCTGAGCTAATAGCTTGAAAGGTAAGCGGAGGGAATCCATCGGTCAAAGAAGCTTTACCGTTTGTAATGCCAATTTGAGAAGCTACTGGAATAGTATTTTTATAGGAAGATCCTGCAGAATTCGCAAAAGGAAGTGGAATCTTTGAAGGGATATTGGTACTTTGCATTTTTTATCCTGTTAATAAGTAACGGTTACGGCAACGCCAGCAGGTCTAGGAAATACTCCCGAATTTTGCACGATTGCGAGTTGCAGCGCATTAGGCACAAAATTGAAATGATAAGTAAATCCTTGGTTTAAAGTGTCAATTACATAAGCTACACCATAAGGACTTCCTGAAATTGATTGTCCAAAAAACTTTTGCAATAATTGATTAATTTGAGGAACCGATAAATTTCCAATATTGACGGCTGCTTTAATTAAAATTAACTGTCTATAAACGTCATCTGACAAATAATAAGTGGTTGTCGAATTGACGCTTGTAAAAAATGGAGCTTGTCCGAATGGCTGCGGACCTGTCGTGGCATATCCCGATAGATAAGCCTCATCAAATCCCAAATATGCAGGAGATCCGGGAATTTGTAAATAACGAGGCACATTGACAATCGCACCCCAAATATCTAAACCAGTACCTACTGCAGTGTAGACATCCCAAATATTTAGGTAAAAATTAGCAATATCAGAAGCAGGATCAACTGCGCTATTGTAAGAACTAAGCAGACCGTCAATCGTTGGAGAATCACAATATTGACTTAAAAGAGTTTGATCCCAATTTTGCATGATTAAACCAATACCACCGCAATATTAGAGGCTGAAAGTGTTGGAAGTTGATCGATACC